GAATTAAAGAAAGAGGAAAACGGGAATATCAAAAAGGAAAAGAAGATATTCACGAGAAAAATTCAAATTTATTAATTGAAGCAACCAAAGAATATTTAAAATTATCCGAGAGAGATGATTGGACTCTGATAAATCAAATGAAAAATGGAAAACAAGTTTCAGAAGATGATATTTTTGAAATGATAAAAAAAGAAATTGATATTATTTTAAAATAAAAGAGACAATAATAGTCTCTTTTATTTTTTTTTGTTACGTTATATATAATATCAATCGTAAATTAACTTTTAAAGTTTTATATTACGAAGTTGATTTTTACATTTTATAAAATATATTTTTTCTATTATATCATTATATTGAAAAAATATATTATAAAATAATTAAAACTATTAAAGTAGAGGTGAATTTTGTGTCATTTGATTTAAGTTCAATTAAAAATGAAAAAGAAATTTATACAAATCAACTAGGAGATATAATTAAAACTTCAAATCAAATTAATGGAACACCTTTAGATGATTATATATTTAATAAATTATTAACAAAGGTTGATCCTATAGAGTATTGTCAAAGAGTATTAAGGGCTCACTTACCACCAAAAAAACAAAAATTGCATGAAAATCAAATAGAATTAATTAGAGCGGTTTGCAATCCTAAAATTAGATCTGTTGCAGCTTTGATGGCTCGTCAGGCTGGTAAAACAGAATCAATAGCGTCATTTACTGGATATTTGTTGGATAATTATCCTGGAATGAGAGTTGGTATATTTACACCACGTATTCAACAGGCTGAAATTAACTTGGGAAGAACAGCAGTGTTTTTCCAAATGAATGAAGATAAATTGAATAATAAAATTGTTAAATGTAATAAACAAAGAATAGAATTAAGCAATGGTTCTTTTGCAATGGCTGTTTCAGGTTCTGACCAATCTAATATCGAAGGTTTGACTTTTGATGTAATTGTATTAGATGAGGCACAAAAAATTTCAAATTACACAGTATCAGAACGTATAGTTCCAATGGGTTAATAATTAGCCCCTATAACTAGAGATAGTTATAGAAAACCCTCTTAATTGCTGGAAACCCCTTAGAACTCTATCAACCACAACATAACTGGAAACGGTAAGTGTGATGGTTTGAAAATGATAGAGATTGGGCAATCAGCAGCCAAGTTCCTAAGGGATATGATATATCCTATGGAGAAGGTTCAACGACTATCCCATAAGGGAGTAGGGCGTAAGCGATTGACGTCCGAAAAAGAGGGCATCCTAACAGGTAAAGCTGAGGATGAAGATATAGTCTTTGCTTCATGGAAACATGAAGACATAAATAACTAGTTTTCCTTCATACAAAGTTGTTAAAACTTATCTCCTTTATTATTTTTATTTTAATAATAAAGGAGGTGTTCAAAATCAATAAACAAACTGATAAAATATTTAAAGCGTTTAGAGTTAGAATTTATCCTAATAAAACACAAGAACAATATTTTAAAAGATGTTTTGGTATAAGAAGATTGGTATGAATGCGATAAGTGTGGATTTCAGTTAGATAGAGATCTAAATGCAGCAATAAATATATCTAGATTTTAAAAGATGATTCATTAGTAAATCATCAAATCCTTGGTATGAAGGCACTACTAGCTATATTTAGTAGTGAAGGTTATCTCACAAATTAGATAAATATTCAAATTAAGTTTTGAATTTTATCTAATTTAGAAAAACTAGTTATTTATGGTTGTAGTTTAGCGAACTACAATTAACACATACAGGGTGCGACGAACGCTAAATTAGTAAAAATAGGTACTCCTAAGTTTAGAAACCATTTCTGGGAATCTTTTCAACCTGGAGTAGCTTATGACCCAGTTCATAATCCAAAAGGATTTGTTCAAATTAGAAGAGATTGGACCGAATGTCCTCAATTATGGGCTTTGGATGCTACTTATTTACCAGATTATAAAGATCCAACAAAAATTAGACCTTATTCTTCTTATGTTATTAAATTAATGCCAAAAGCGCTTAAACAAGAATATTTTCCAAATAACCCTGAAGTTTGGACTGAAGGAGAAATGTCTGTTGAAGACTTTAAAACTCAGTACATGTTAGAATTTGTTGATGGTGCAGATCAATTTTTATCTTCTGATGAATTTAATAATTTAACTAGCGGAGATTTTAAATGGATAACAAAAGGAGAACATAATGAAAAATATGTTGCTGGTATAGACTTTGCAGGTTCTTCTTCTGACGGAGGAGACTTTACTCATATTTCTGTGTTAAGAGTTTTACCTGATGGTAGAAGACAAAAAGTGTTTGGTATGGATATGAGAGGTAAAGATTATAATGCACAAAGATTAGAAATTGTAGCTTTATTTGGTGGTCCAAGACCTAGATTTAAAGTTGATTCTATCTTTTGTGATTATACTGGTTGTGGTAGACCTATAGTTGATATTTTAAAAAATCAAGATGGATTGAGACAGTTGGAAGGAATTATCTTTAACGCAGCAGATACTTATACTAGATCTGGTATGAATATGAAAAATATAATGTTCGCAAAAATTAGAAATGAAATTTCTGCAGGTAGATTTCAATATCCAAGTAAAGATGAGATTAACAAAATGGGAGACCCAGATTTTATAGGATTTTATCATAAAATGGTTGGAGAATGGAAAGATTTAGAACAAGAAGTTAGAATGGGAGTTAATAAACGTATAGAAGCTCCAAATGGAGGACATGATGATGTTTGTTGTGCAGACGCTCTAGCTAATTTTGCCGCTGAATTTGGTAATAAAAATAGACTTCCTAAACCTACAACTGGAAGAATGTATAGATAATATGTTTACAAAACCATCTCATTAATATATAATAAATATATATAAATAGAGATGAGGGGTAAAATGAATAATAAATAATATTTAATTAAAATAGCTAATGAAAATTTATCTATTTTTGATAAAGGCAAATATAATATTAATTCTAAAAATATTGATTTAAATTTAGATTTGAATGTTTCAATAGAAAATACTAAGTTATATAAACTGGAAGATTATGATAAAATATCTATTAATGAAGGTAAATTATATAAAACTAAAATTACTACAACAAATGAAACAACTTTAGGAGCAACAAAAAGGCTACATGATTTAGGTTATACTAATATAGCTTGTTTGAATTTTGCTTCAGCAAAACATCCTGAAGGGGGATTTTTGAAAGGTTCTCCAGCTCAAGAAGAATGTCTTTGTAGAGAATCTGGGTTATATTCAACTATTTTTCAAGATAAAGTAAAGGAAATGTATGAAGTTAGGTTGAAAAGTAATGCTTTGTATATTAATTATGCTATCTTTTCTCCAGATGTGCCAGTATTTAGAGATTCAAATTTTAATTTTTTAGAAAATTATTTCAAAGTATCAGTTATTACTTCTGCTGCTCCAAATGCTGGAGTTTATTTAGAAAGTGAAAGGTATGATTTACCTAAAAATAAAAAAATAAAAGATATAGAAAAAATTATGTACGAAAGAATTAAATCGGTGTTATTAATTGCCATTGATAATATTATTACTAATTTAGTATTAGGTGCTTTTGGTTGTGAAGTTTTTAAGAATGATCCGTATAAAGCAGCATATTCATTTAAAAAATTATTATATTCTAATGAGTTTAAGGATAAATTTGAAAATATTGTATTTGCTATTTATGATAAAAATTTACAATCAAATAATTATAAAGTTTTCAAAGGGATATTAGGATAATAAAAAAAAATAGGTGGGATAACAATGTCAAAATTAAGAAAAAGATTAGCAGCTTCAGGAGATTATTCGGTTTTAGATAAAAAAACAATAGAAAGTTATATATACAATAATGTTCTAGATAAGCCGTTAGTTGATATTAAAAGAACATATTCGGTTGATGAAGAAGTATCTATGGAAGCAATTGATTTTTTTAACAATAAATTGCAAGAAAAAATTGGTTTTAATGTTGATACACTAAGTGATGTTTTCTATGAAGTTTTAAAAGAATGGGAAAATCATTGTAGCGATTTATATGAAACTAAAATGAAAGAAGAAGGTATTTAATTTTAATTTTTTAAGAACAAGGTTTTTTTAACCTTGTTCTTTTTATTTTAAACATGTATTAAAAATATTTTGTAATATAATTATTATTTATTACACTTTTTGTTTACAAAATAACGTTTTTGTTATATAATTTTTATAAGGAAAATGAGGTGAGATATGTGTTTGATTTTAATGTGATTGGGAAAATCATTATTGATCCCAAATATAGTATAAATAAAAAGATTGCTTTTTCACCGTGGTGGTCTATTGTTAAAATTCCTGATAATATAATAGATTACTATAGATATTTATTTGAAAAACAATATGATGTTAAATTAACAAAGCCAAAATGGGGAGCACATGTCTCTTTTATTAGAGGAGAAGAACCAAAAATTAACATTGATGATTGGAATGATTTTCATAATAAAAAAATTAAATTATCTTATAGTCATGATATTTTTTATAATCATGATTATGTTTGGTTAAAAGTAAAATCTAATGATTTATTAAATATTAGAGAGCATTTTGGGTTGCAAAAAGAACATAAAATTGGGTTACATATTACAGTTGGTAAATTTGATAAACAATATTATACTAGTTTTAATTCTATTTTTGATTTAATTAAAATGAGAAAAGAAAATTAAAAATTAATTTTATTAAATTTATGAAAGTAGTGATTAAATTGGAAAGATTTTGAAGATTTTAAATCTTTCGCTATGGAAACATATCTTATAGAGGAGAATACAAGCAGTCCTATTGATAATATTTATGAAGTTTATATTTCAAAAACAAAATTGAAGTTGTTGGATATTAAAGATGTAATGAATAATAGTGTTTTTGATGGTGTAGATGAAAATGTTGAAGGATGGCTTGTATATTATAACCCGTCTGTTTTATTTAATTGGTCGCATAATGTTTATTTTATTTTTTATATTAATAAAAAAGTTAGTATTCATGCAAAATGTAATTGGTGGCCAAAAAGTATTGGTGATTTGGTTATCATTACTAATGATAGAGGAGATATGTAAATTGAATGAAAATGTGTTTATTAGTCAGGATGAAGTAGATTTTTTATTGAAAAAGTTGTTCATCTAAATGGTAATTTAGCCGCAAAAGTTCATATTTGTTATAAATTTTGTTTAGATGAAAATTTTTCTATTCCATTTAAATCTGTAAAAACAATAAAAAAAGATATTGAAATTGAAACTTATAATCTTGGTTTAAAGATATATGATTTTTTAGAACTTAATTATATATGGTCAAAAAATAAATTAAATTTAATATAAAATATTAAAAATTTATAATAAAAAATATTAAAATATAAATGAAGGAGGTGATAAATATGTTAGTAACAAGAGTTGAACAACATCAAATTAATTCCTATCATTATTTATATCATTATTGTAATGATTTATGTTTCAAATCTAAAAATCTTTACAATTATGCTAATTACATTGTTAGACAAGAGTTTATAAATAACAATGAATGGATTCATTATAATTCATTAGATAAGATGTTGAAACATGAACAAGTTTATAAAGAATTACCTGCTCAAACATCGCAACAAATATTAAGATTGCTAGATAAGAATTGGAAGTCATTTTTTGAAGCTATAAAGGATTGGAGTAAAAACAAAGAAAAATATTTAGGTAAACCAAAGTTGCCTAAATATAAAAAGAAAAATGGGCGTAATGCTGTGATTTTTACTAATCAACAATGTAAGATTAAAGATGGATACATTAAATTTCCTAAGACCAGTTTAAAGTTAAAGACAAAAGTTATAAAGGGTTTGCAACAAGTGCGAATTGTACCAAAGGGTAGTATTTACGTAATTGAAGTTGTTTATAAAAAAGAAATTCCAAATATGATTCATGAAGGTAATCATGTTGTAGGTATTGATTTAGGATTAAATAACTTTGTAACTATTGTAAATAACATCGGTGAAACGCCGATTGTTATTAATGGCAAGGGTATCAAATCCATAAATCAATACTATAACAAACAAAAAGCGTATTTTCAAAGTATTTTAAAGAAACAAAATGGATTAGACTGGAGTAAAAGATTAGAAAAATTAACATTAAAACGGAACAATAAAATCAAAGACTTCATGCGTAAAGCAAGTAGATATGTTGTAGATTGGTGTGTTAAGCATAACATTGATACGATTGTTATTGGTAAAAATGATAATTGGAAACAAGAGATTAATTTAGGAAAGCACACAAATCAAGCGTTCGTTCAAATTCCTTATGATATGTTTATAAATCAATTAAAATACAAATGTGAAGAAGTTGGGATTAAGTTAATAGTAACTGAAGAGTCTTATACAAGCGGAACATCATTTTTAGACGGAGAAGCTCCAACCAAAGAAAATTATAATAAAAACAGAAGAATTAAAAGAGGTTTATTTAAATCCAATAAAGGGATTTTAATAAATGCAGACGTGAATGGAGCGTACAACATTATGAGAAAAGTATTCCCAAAGGCGTTCGTCAATGGGATAGAGGGCGTGGGGTTACACCCAGTCAAGCTAAATGTGGCTTGACGAAGAATAATGTTTAATGAAGGATTTTAATATTTTTGAATAAATTAAACATTATTCATAACCTAAATACTAAAATTATTTATATTTTAGCTAGGTGGTGATTAATTTGAAAAATAAAGATAAACAAATAGTTGAAAATTTTATAAGAAAAGTAATAGATGGAGATACAACAGTTCAAGATAGTATCAATAATATTATTAATAATATTCAAAATGAAGATATGTGTTTTAATAATATTAAAAAATATATTGGTTTAGAATATAACATTATAGGATTTGGCGAGGGAAGAATATGTTTTGATTATTCTAAAAATAGAATATTAAAAATTGCTTATAATTCTATTGG